GACTTACGCTTCTTCTTCATCGCCTCAGATTCACCCTTCTTAGGTTTCCCTGCAGTCTTTGCACCTTGCTCACCAAAGCGAATAACCTTCTCTTTGCCACCTGCACACGCTTTGACTACATGAGACTTCTTAGGGTGCGAAGGTGTACGTTTGGGCTTATTACAAGCCATGTTCTTCTTTTGTACTTTCTTAGCCATTATGCTACCTGTCCTAAACGTGTTCCAGTAGCTACCCAAGTAACATTAGAGTCACCAACTAAGTAATAACCTGCTGAACCTCCATCGCCACCATCTTGTGCTACCCAGTCGTAATAGTTTACATAAGAAATATTACCACTAGAACCTGCAGTACCTAAATCACCACCATCTCCGGCAGCACCTGAGTATGAACCAGACTGCTGACCACCTATAGCAATAGTTAGAGGACCACCGTCACCTGCTGAAATGTAACCACCATCGCCACCGTTCTGACCAGTACCATTAATGCCTGAAGTACCTGCACCGCCAGAACCAAAAGAATAACCTGCACCGGCACCACCACCAGAAGCACCACAACCTGTTAAAGTACCGCCGTGTGACTTACAGCAGCCACCACCACCACCGCCGCCACCGCCTCCGGCGATAGTACCAAAGTTAGTAATGTTAGTAGCTATTGTAGTGTAGATACCACGTCCACCATCGTTACCGGAAGGAGCTTGACTAGCGCAGCAAACACCACCAGTACCCCCATCACCACCTGCGCCTAAAATATAGCCGTTGTTCTCAATGTTTACAACATCGCCAGAGGAAAAACCATCTGCAGTAATTGCATATGATTCACCATCTGAAGGACTACCTACGTATACGCCTGATTCAATTGTTAGGTAGACGTCAGTAATCCCTTCAGAGTAACCGTTAGAGTCTGCAATAGCTTTAAGATCAATACCTGCATCAGTGTTTGAGCTTACAGTGTAATCAACACGAATACGCTTAGTAGCACCGTAGAAATCACCTAGTGAGATTGCACCAGATGTTGGAACATCGGCATTCTCAGTAGCTTCAGGAACTTCAGCACCTCCACGATAAAACTCAGACATTGAGTATGGTGCTGAGTTGTCAAACTCGTCAGCAACATTCTTTAAAGTAATTGTACCAGAACCTTGAAGTGCCATTAGATAGTACCAAATGCAGTTACGTCACCAACAACGGTAAGATTACCACTAGCATCTAACTTCATCTTGTTAGTACCACCAGAAGCAAAATACAACACACCTGAAGATTCAGTAATTGTCCAGTTACCTAAGTCTACTGTAGTGATGTTTGCAGTAGTAATGTTAGCAGTAGCAATAGTCGCTGTACCTGTAATGGTAGGACTTGCTGAGTCTGCCTTAGTACCTATAGCAGTCTCAATAGACTCAAACTCATCATCAATCTCAGTACCTTTGATTACCTTAAGTGGGTTACCAGAAGCAAGACTATCCTTAGAAGCAAAGTTAGTCAGTTTAGAATAGTTACTCATTAGTTAAGTCTCCCCTGCTTAACGTACAGGTCGATCTGTTGAATGTTTAAGAAGCCACCGTTGATCTCAGATTCAAATCCTACTTGGATTACAAAGCCAGAACCACCTGCAGGAATACGAATGTTGTCAATCAAAGCAGCACCTGAGTATTCACCAATGTTATACTCAGCAATGTTATATTCAGATACCGTAGCATCCTTAACTGTCAAGTTATATGACGTATAAATGTCTTCATAATCAGTACCGATCTTAGCTACGAACTTCTGACCTGTAGAGCCGATAACCGTAGCTGCAATGTTCTTAACTATCTTGACCATGTTTTGCATACCAAAGTCAAAATAGTTAGTGTAGTACTGCATTGAGTACTTAGAACCATTGTCTTGATAGCCACGATATTCAGCAATGCCTTGAGTATTTGTCATGTACATTGCACCATCAAAGGCAAGCCATGAGGTATGATCTAGTCCATCCCAACGTGTAACACGAGCAGCTCCGTTCTCTAGAGGTGCTCTCATGTCAAAACACCAGACAGTCTGTTCATCAGGAATTGCAAGTAAGTAGAATGCAAAGTGATCTGAGTACACTGCACGGATCTGAGTTTCATCAGCACGAGCTACTTGATCTACCAAGGTATCACGAACGTTACGAGAAATGTCACGTACTGGCTGAGACTTCTCTTGAATTGTACGACCTAATGAACGTACACCTGCTTCTGACAAGAACATAATGTCAGTACCAGTATTGACAATAGAGTCACGAGAAATACAACCAACACCGTTAATTACTTCCACTAACTGAAGATCTGAAGGTGTTAAATACTGTTTGTTAGAATCTTTGTCACTCAATATAATTATATTGTTCTTACAGAAGATAATCAGGTAGCCATTGTGAGCACCTAAGCCTACAATCTCATCGTTACCGTTAACGAGGATACCAGAGATGTCTAAAGTACCTACAGTACCTACACCAGATCTCCACTCAGCACCGTCAAGAAGGTCTGACCAATAAACAGTAGTTTTGTTAGTTGGTGTATCTGCACACCAAATACGACCATAGGCAGACAATACAGTGTTAGCTTCAGGAGGCGTACCTTTGTCCCACGTAGCTGTAACAGAGCCTGTAGCATCTGTAGTAGGCACGCTTGCTAGTGCGTAGCTGTAAGAATTTGAATCAATCTTAGTGACTGTAAACGTACCATTATAAGCAGCTACGCCAGAATCGCTAATGGTTACAGAGTTTCCAGTGTAAAGCTCATGACCTGCGCTAGTAACTACTGCAAGATCTGTGCGAGCTACTGGTGTTCCTGTAGCGTTTGTAGTAGGAACACTAGCCATTGAATATGAATACACATTGTCATTAAGAACAGTGATTGTAAACACACCATTGTAGGCAGTTTCAGTAGAACCTGTAATGGTTATTGAGTCTCCAGTAGAGAACCCATGTGATGCCTGAGTTACAAAGGCTGTAGCACTACGACCAATGATTGTACCTTCAGGGTTTGCACTTGGAGTACTACCCATGTCGTAGTAAAAGTTATTGTCATCGACAACAGTTACTGTAAATGTGCCGTTGTACTCTGAGAGGTTAGCACCACTAACAACTATAGAATCACCAGTAGTTAAACCATGATCTTCTACAAATACTCTAGCAATTACACCAAGTGATGTGATAGAGCCTGTAGCATCTTTACTTGGAGAACTAGGTAATGTATAAGTATAACTATCTGCATCAACTACAGTAATTGTGAATGTACCGTTGTATTCAGTTTCGTTAGCTCCGTCAATAATGACTTCATCACCAGTACTAAAATAATGGTTTACTTGGTTTACAGTAGCTACTGTGCCTGAATGAGTGATTGTAACTGTAGCACTGTTTTTTACAGAAATCTCAACACCGTTGATTATAGAAACTTCATTACCGTTAGATACAGTAACTATGGCATCATTAGTAGCATTAGTTACATCATCAAGAACGTTTGCAGTAGGGCTAAAATACAAAGGTGAATAATCACGTTGGAATAGGAACGCAGCATCGTTTAATGTGGCTGCTTGCCAGTTACCTGTAGTAATTGTTTGGCTACCGTTGTATGTAACTGAATCAAGGTCACCTGCATTCTTAATGTAGAAAGCAGTATCTGACCAAGCACCAAAGTATTCCTGACCATCAATATCAAGGAACCTATGCATACCTTTGAGGTTTACAGGTGTTGCCGGAGTAGCTGTCTGAGCTACATAAGACCAACCTAAGCGACTGCCTAAGCGACCACCTTCGTCAATGATACAGTTCTCAGCACTACGGGCATAGCCTTGGTTTAGAGTCACTTCGGAGTCCATAGTGTTTAGACCATAGAATCCGGGTGCTACAATTGAGGCTGTACGTAAAGGAGCTACCATAAATTACACCGGAGCGTAGATAAGTTCTTCTGGATGACGAGCTGAGTCTAGAACAATAGCGTCTGAGATTGCACGTTCAGCAGCACGATAAGCACCTTGAGCTGATTGACCACCATCTTCACCACGTTCCTCAACTGCTTTAGCATATGCTAGAAGTTGTACACCTTTGTAAGGAACAATGATGTCTGTAGAGTCTGAAGTCATCTCAGGTGATCTTTTGATCATATTGAAACGTAAACTATAAGCACTATCAGGTTTAGGATAAATATCTACCTGAACGTCACCATCATTAGCCACACCGTTCCATGAGTAGTACTTAGGTGATCCTGAAGCAGGAGTTGAGTTTAAATACCAGTCATTAAATTGATGAGCAGTACGATATTCCATGAAGTCATTGGATGTGTCGTTAATAACGTCTAGGATTTCAAAAGCAGTTCCTGCAGTATTCAATTCGTAGCTGAAGACACCTGAAGATGTCGTAGCAGACAAAGTAGTACGTAATGAAGACCAATCCCAAGCTTGTTCTATTTCTTGTACGGCATCATTAACGAACTGACCAATTAACTGAGAATAAGCATTTTCGTTTACCGTCCCTACTTGTCGTTCTCTAAGTCGTAACAAAACGTTATTGACTAATTCTAAATATGTCATCCTTAGTATTCCTTAAGGTAAACTTATGTGTTAATTATAGCATATTTTTGTCTAAAAGTCAACGTTTACGTCGAGATTTAGATGCTTCTATAGCTCTACCTTGGCGAGCTGCTTTAGCCTTGGCTCCAGAACCACAGTATTTCTTTCCAGTCTTACCGTACTTGTAGCAACCGTTAGTCTTCTTTACTGGCATCATGTCCTCCAATATAAATTACAATTGGTTCAACAGGAGCACCTTCATAAGAGTCTCCTAAACTACCACATCCAGTCAGTAGTAAGGTTAATACTAATAGACTAGCTCTTGCCAAGATAAAAAGATCCTGCAGCAAGTAGGGATATTTTAAGCCAGTCGAAGGCTACTATGGCATTCTCAAGCCTCACAAACTCTGTAGTTCTGCCAGTGGTATCAATGAGTCCAAGGAGGTTAAATCCAGTCTCTTTCTCAATGGGAACAACAATGTCAAGACCTGTCAAGCCACCCATCATTGCCCAAGCACCTAAAGCGAGCATTGAGAGTACAAAGATCCGACGGGTCATCTTAGCAAATGGATCATTACCAACACGAGCAGCAGCCGCATCAGCAGACTTAGTAGCTCGCATTGAGTCAGCATCGGCTTCCTCCGTCTTAGCCTTCATCATCTGCATCATCATTTCTTGCTGCTTCTGCTTGTTCTCTTGGGCTTTGTCCATCATCTTGAACAAACCACCCATAGCAGCACCACCTGCCATCGTTATGAGTTCTACAGGAATCATTACCAATCTACCTCATTTACAGGAGTTAAATAAGTGATCTTCTTCACGCAACCTTTGGGATACTTAGTTACCTGACCGATATCAGGAGCAGTATCACAAAGCTTGTAGTAGTCCTCAGTCTCTTCAATCAGATAACCAATAGTGTCAAAAACGCACATATCTTGCTCTTCAGAGTCATTCCAGATCATATATGTTGTAATGTCTGACCACTTAACGATGACTGGCTTGGGAATCATGATTATTTCCTCTTCATGCACTTACCGGCAGATTTGCACTTAGCTTTGGTCTTACAACCTGCACAAGGCTTGAATGCTGATTTCTTCATTGATGTAGCCATACGTTGACCACGAACTGGTTTTTTAGCCACCATTAACTCCTTTCATTGCTACCATTAACGCTATTGCACCACCCATAGTAGCAACTGCTAATACAACTACAACTGCGGCAATGCCTAATTCTTTAAGTTTCTCTCTGCGATCAATCTCAGCATAGATAGCTTCCTGTCGCATCTTGCGGATCTTCTTTTCAGTCTCAATAAACTCACGCTGTCCACGTTCGCCCTGAGTCGCACCTAGGTACTGCATAAGCTCTGATCGCTGTTCCCTTGCTGTAACCTTGGCTGTGTAAATCTCCATTGCTTCCTGTTCGATGCTCTTGCCACTTTTGGGTAGAAGAGAACGAAAGAGGTTTCCTTTGCGTTTCTTGTTCAGCTCGTCTGCTTTGTCCAGATCTGCTATCGCACCCGCCCACTGACTCAGTTGACTCATGCAATCTTGCAATTCTCTGCCGCTCTCGACTAGCTGCTTCAAGCCTTTGAATGCTGTAGTAGCTATTCCAATGATGCTCACCGGATCCATAAGTCTTCATACCTGCTTGTAAGTTGTTCTAAGCCATTCTAAGAGTATTTCTTCTGGTACTGGGGTACACCCTTGAAAGTTCTCTGTTTTGCCCTCAGAGGACTCTACAGGGACGCTCAGGCATATCTG